TTGACTCATTCCTCTTTGCAAGATTATAAGTTTAAATTGTATTATGATAAAGATTTTAAAAATGAATTTGTTTCTACTGCAACTACAGCATTTAATGTATCTAATGAAGCAGTAGTAGGTGTTGCAACTACCGCAAAAACTACTATTTCTTACAATAGTAGTATGCCAGAAGTTTTATATTATGCACTTGAGAAATCTGGATTTATTAGTACTTCAGATCCATCAGTTCATAATCGTTCAGAAATTAAATTTGTTGATAGTTCATATAATTCAACATATACACTTTCTGGTGTTGGTGATACAACGTTCACTTTATCATTGAAGGAATATCCCGAAAGTTTATCATATACTTCATCTCAATGTGAATCAATTACATACAATACAGATTCACTCAATACAAAAGGTGGTATTGATAATATTAATATTGTATCTACTGGTAGTGGATATAAAAAATTGCCTACCTTTGTTGGAACATCTTCAACTGAAGGTGCAGGAGGATATGTAACTGCAGAATCAAATGAAATTGGTAATATTAGTAGAATTAGAGTTATTAATGAAGGATTTGAATATTCTGCAGATAATACTTTAAGACCAGCTGCATATATTTCACCATCAATAGTTATTAAAGATTCTAATACCATTGGTATTGTTACAGTTACTGATGGTGGTTTTGATTATATAACAGCACCAAATGTAGTTATTGTCAATTCAACCACTAGAAAAAAAATTGATAGGGGATTATTAAAAGCTAACTTAAATGGAACATCCATTGGTAATATTGAAGTTAATGCTTTACCAAGTGGACTTCCAGATACTCCAGTAGAGTTATTTGTAACTGATAATACTAATGGAATTGGTATTAAGACTGTAATGAGTAATAATAGTGGGATATTTACATGTTTTATTAATACACCAACTACTTGGAATACTATACCTTTTGCTGTAAATGATGAGGTTTATATTGAAGGTGTTGTTGGATTGGGAACAGAAGGATCTGGATTTAATAGTGAAGATAATGGTTATAGGTATGGTAAAGTTAAAGAATATGATACTAGTGGATTAAATGATAAAGTTGTTGTTGATTATAGTGGCATAACCACTAATACTGGAATAGCAGTAACGGATCAAAATTCTATAGGTGTTCTTATAAACAAAAATAAGTACCCACAATTTACAGTAACACAGAAACCAGATAATTTTATTATTGGTGAAGTATTAATTAGAAATTCTGTAAGATTGGATTTAGTTATTACAAAATCTGATGATGATTTTATTAAAATTTTAGGAAGAGATAGATTATCTGTAGGGGATATTATTTCAGGTAAAGAATCTGGAACTATAGCTACAATTGCAAGTTTAACAAATAATCTTGGTGAATATGATGTCGATTTTTCTGTTAAGAAGAATATTGGATGGTCTAACGATACTGGAAAACTTAGTGAAGATAATCAAGTAACTCCTGATAATGATTATTATCAAAATCTTTCATATTCTATTAAGAGTTCTAAGGAATTTCAAGAATTAAGAAGTCCAGTAAGTTCTTTACTTCATACTAGTGGATTAAAGAATTTTGCAGATACAGTTGTTAGTCAAACTACTGTTGTAGGTATTGGAAGTACAGATCAAACATCAATTGTTCAAGATATTATAAGTGATAATAGAGTTGATACAATTTATAATTTTGATTCTGCGTATGATCTTAGTGAAACAGGAGTTTCATCTAAATTTATAAGATTTGATAGTGTAAAGTTAAGTGATTACATTGTTGCTAAGAGTAATGAAGTTTTAACAATTGATGATATAAGTAATGAATTTTCAAATTTAGATGGTGATCCTAGTGAGTTTTTAAATATTCAAAAATTATCACCAAGTGTTTCTTATCAAAACATATTATATAAAGTTTCTAATTTAACTAAAACTAATATTCAATTATCAGAAGTGACAATTCTTAATGATGGTACCAATTCAGTAATATTGACAAACAAATATATGCCAGATGAAACTGCTACTGGCCTTGGAATATTTACAATATCTGATGATGGATTGGGAGAATCATATCTTAGATTTACTCCTCAACCTAATCCATATGATTTCGATTATGATCTTAAAGAAATTAAAACAACATTCCCAACTGATATAGCTGGTGTAGGTACTCAATCTGTAGGATTTGTAAATTTAAGTAGTTACGTTGGAATTGCTACGACTGCTGTTAGTGGGATAACAACCACATCTATTATTAGTGTTGATAAAACAAAATTTAGTTCGTTCCATGTAAGGAATCAGTTAGTTAATTCAAGAACTAATGAAATGAATTATGTTGAACTATATGTGAATCATGATGGAACTAATACTTATGTTTCACAATTCTATATGGATACTCATTCTGATAAAGATACAATATCAGAGACTTTAATGGGTTCCTTTGATGGTAGTATTGATGGGTCAGCATTTTCTATAGATTTTGAAAATGATTTAAGTGATCAAATAAAAATTAAATCTACTATTGTTGGATTTGGATTAACTTCTGTTGGTATTGGTACCTATAGATTTAAGATTCCTACTCAACCAGATGGTGCTGAAAGAACAGCTTTATACGAATCCAATTATTCAACTAAGACAGGTACGGAGTTTGATGTAGTTGGATTAACTTCTTCATTATTTGATGCATGTAGGTCTGTTGTTCAAGTTAGTGTTGGATCTACAAAAGCACTCCATCAAGTTCTTATAAGTCATGATACAACTGATGTGTATGTTCAACAATCTCCATTTTTATCTATTGGTAGTACTGCATTAAGTGATGACAGATCTGGTATAGGAACATTTGGTGGTGTATTTGATGGAAGTGAAGTTAAATTAAAATTCTATCCAGATAGTGCATTTACAAGTGCAAATATTGAAGTGTCTGCACTTAACTTGGGAATTTATCAAGATTTTGATACTTCTAATATTGCTCAAACAGATCCTTTAAATTATGGAAGAGCAAGAGAAGAAATTGGTCTATATCAGTATAATGCAATAAATGGTGAGAGAGTTAATAGGAAGAATTTTACATTAAAATCTAATAATACTCCTATTTTCGGAAAAACATTTAATCCTTCCGATAGTAATGCACTTAATTTAGTTACAGGTAAATTTACAATAGATGATCATTACTTTAGAACTGGTGAGGAATTGGTATATAGTGCAAACTCAACATTTATTGGTATAGGATCTACACCTATGCAATATGAGAGTGCAGCAGGTGTTCATACACTACCATCAAATGTCTTTGCCATTAGGGATGATGCAGATAGTTTCTTTATTGCAACAACTAGAGCATTAGCTAATGCTGGAACAGGAGTTACTTTTGTTGGTGTTGGTACTGGAAATGCTCATAAACTTTCAATGAGTCTTTCTAATACAAAATCAATTATTAGTATTGATAATATAATACAATCTCCAATAGCTTTCAGTCCTGTAAATCATACTTTACAAAATAATATTGTATCTGTTCTTGGCAGCACTGGTATTGGTACAACATCAACTATATTCTCATTAAGTGGAATATCATCTCTTGCACCTAATGACATTCTTAGAGTTGATGATGAATATATGAGAATACAGGATATTGGTACTGGGGATGATGTTTTTGGTCCTATTACTGGTATTGGAACAACAAGTCTTGTTGAAGTTGAAAGAGGATTTGTTGGATCGTCTGCAACTGCACATACAAATACTACAACAGTTAGGGTTTATAGGGGTTCTTATAATATTATTGAAGATCAAGTTTATTTTACAAATGCACCTAAAGGTAATCCACAAATTACTACCACAGATAGCAATTTACCTTTCCCAACTTCAGAGTTTGGTGGGAGAGTATTTTTAAGAAATGATTATGACAGTAATCAAATTTATGATGATATTTCATCAGAATTTAGTGGAATACAAAGTTCATTTACTTTAAAGGTTGGTGGAGCAAATACAGTTGGTTTGGGTACAACTGGTGGTAATGGATTGTTATTAATTAATAGCATATATCAAAGACCCACTTCTGACAATAATCCAACAAATAATTTCCAAATAATAGAACAAACATCACCTACAGGAATAACTAGTGTTCAATTTACTGGTATTAAAACTACTGCTGATGGAACTATTGTTATTAATGAATCCGATATTAATGAGAATCAGTTACCACGAGGTGGTGTAATAATTTCTCTTGGATCTACTCCAGGGTTAGGATATGCACCTACCGTTGGAAATAATACTTATGTTGAAATTGGTGTTGGTGGAACTATTAAAAATTTAGTTTCAACTGCTTCTACAGGACCCAATAATGCTATAACTACAGCAAATTATGATAATTCAACGGGTATTCTAGAGATAACCACAAGAGATGCTCATAATTTTGAATTAGGTATAGTTGATCAAGTTAAATTAGCTGGTCTTGAATTTACTTGTGCAGCTCCTCATGCTGGCATAACAACTACAATATTCCCAGAAGCAGCAGTAGGTTTAGGTAGTACAAGTATTGATTATAGTATTCTTAGAGTTACTAATGGTGATTATGTACATAGATTTGTAAGTGCAGATAATAATGCAGTTAATGTAACTAGTGGTTCACAATCTGGTAATCAAAAAACACCTAATGGTGCAACATATACTCCTACAACAGGACTTTTAGAGTTAACATTTGCTGCTGCACACGGAATGGCAACTGGTGATACTATTACTTTAGATAATTATTCCATTACATTTACATGTGATAAAGATGATCATGCAACTCAACATGAATATCCAAGAGTTGGTGATCCTATTGCTGGTGTTACTACTGCAGTATATGTGACTTCTACTACAGAATTTAATATTAATGTTGGGTCATCACCAACATATAGATTTACTACAAATGTTGGAATTAGTACTATTGAACATGTCTATGTTGGTGGTGGTAATGTTATACCATTCTATGGAAATGCATTCTATGGTTCAGGATATATTGGTTCTAGTGTTTCTATTGGGGTAACAGATATACCATTTGCACATAAATTTGTTCGTGGTATTTCTACTAGTTTCTATGCAGCATCTTTCGCAGGTGTAGGATATACTGCAACTGGTGCTTCATATAATCCTAGCAGTGGTGATTTAATATTAACTGTACCTTCTCATGGTCTTGCTGTTAGTAGCAATATTGGATTTAGAACTGATTCTTTAATCTTTACATGCTCTAAAGATGATTATAAATCTGATCATTCATATCCAAGAGCAACTGATCCTGTTGCTGGAATACTTACAGCAATTACATCTAAAACAACCAATACTCTTACCGTTAATGTTGGATCGAGTGTAGGTAGTGGGGGTGTCGTTAATGCTACAGTGGGTCTAGGTGGAACCCTAAGCCTTGCAATTGGTAATGCTGGAACAAACTATGCAAATCCACAATTAATTATTACAGAACCTTCTTATGCTGGTTTAGGAATAACTGGAGTTTCTAGATTGGATGTAGGTTCAACTACAGATTGTGGAACTGGATTATTATTGAATGTTGAAGTTGGTGCATCATCCACAGTTGGAGTTGGATCCACTTTATTTGGAATTACTAAGTGGGAAATTGAACGAAATGGATATGGATTTAGACGTGGTGATGTATTTAAATTAGTTGGATTGGCAACAGATCGTAATTTAACTAATCCATTAGACGAAGCTAAATTTACTGTAATAGACACATTTAATGATAATTTCTCAGCATGGCAATTTGGTGAATTTGATTATATTGATGATATTAAAAATTTACAAAATGGATCTAGAACAAGATTTGAATTAAAATATGGTGGTGAATTACTAAGTTTTGATACTGTTGGTGCTGGAGAAACTTCAACATTTAATATCAATCTTTCAAATTTATTATTAATTGTAATGAATGGTGTAATTCAACAACCAGAAACTGCATATAAATTTGGTGGAGGTTCAACATTTGTATTCTCAGAACCACCTAAACCTGAAGATGATATTTCAATATTCTTCTATCGTGGTTCTCCAGGATTAGATACTGAATTAATTACTACGGTACAACCTTCTATAGAAAAAGGAGATCTTGTTCAATTGGGTGGATTGAGGAATATTAAAAATCAGAAAGATAGGACTGTTAGTTTACTTGATAGTGCTGATACTATACAAACTAATTTGTATGTTGGGCCAGGAATAACCACTGAAGGTATTTCTAGATCTTTAAGTTGGACTAGGAAGAAGCATGATAAGATTGTTGATGGAGAATTAATTTACAAATCTAGAGGTTCACTTGAGCCATTAATTTTCCCAACTACAAAAATTATTAGTGATTTCTCATCTACAGAATCAAGTCAAATATATGTAGAAAATATTGATTTATTTGATTATGATGCACCATATACTGCAAACTTTGATGCATTTATAGTTGATAATAGTGTAAATCCAGTTGCTGCTGCATTAACTGCCACAGTATCTGCTACTGGAACTATTTCAGGACTCACTATTGTTAGTGGGGGATCTGGTTATGTTGGAGCAACAACTTCAATTTCTATTGCTGCACCACCAGTTGGTATAGGAAGCTTTATTAAACCAGATGGTACTGTTGGTATAGGTTCTACCGCAACAGCAACTGTTACTATAACTAATGGAGTCCTTACAGGAACCCCAACAATTACAATGCCAGGTTTAGGTTATACACTAACTTCAGCTCCACAGGTTATATCAGCATTGCCAACATTTAAAACTGAATTAGTTAGAAATATTGGTGTTGCTACTGGATTTAGTGGAATTGTTACTGGTATTAGTACTGCGGTTGGTGTTGGAACTGATTTAGCAATTGTATTCCATACTCGTGGAACTCATACTGGATTGAGTGCTGGTTCTCCAATTTCTATCAATAATACTATTGTTGGAACAGGATTAAGTTCAATTTATCAATCTGGTAAAGGTGTAGTTGGAATTGGTACAACATTTGCTGATAACATCTATAGAATTGCACAAATTACTACTAGTACCAATTTGGGTATTATTACATGTAATATTGCACATAATACCAATGTTGTTGGACTTGCTGCTACTGGATCTGAATCAAGTCCAATTGGTAATTTCTCTTGGGGTAAATTAACTGGAACATTTAGTAGATCAAATCCAATATCAATTGGTGTTAGTGGTCTTACTGTAAATTCTGGATTAACTACATTCCCCACCATCTCAAGAAGAGATGAGGGAATTAGAGGTACTGGGGCAATTATTGCCGAGTAAATTCTCATTTATATTAACTATTATAAATATCTAAAAAACTATTAATATGTCTGCTCAAGTAACAGATCAATTTAGAATAGCAAATGCTGGTAATTTTGTAGACTCTGTACTAGATACTAATAATGCTTATTATGTCTTTCTAGGACTATCTAATCCTACAATTCCAAATCCAGGATTTGGTAGAACTTCTGATTGGGTCTCAAATAAACCATTAAATCCTGTAGACAATCTTCAATATGAAGGTTTTTATAAGAGTGCTGCTCTTTTTGGGAAAAAGATCAATAGTACAAATATTAGAAGAGTTATTAGAAAAGTTCAATGGACTACTAATACCCCTTACGATATGTATCGTCAAGATTATAGTATTGATGCAAAATCTCCCAATTCACAATCAGCAAGGCTTTATGATACAAATTATTATGTAGTTAATAGTGATTTTAACGTTTATATTTGTATCGATAATGGTTCTTCTGGTGCATGGCAAAATAAAACACTTTTGGATGCAAATCCAAATGGAAAGGGTGGTACTTCTAAAGATGAACCAACTTTTACTGATTTAGAACCAAATTCAGCTGGAGATGATGGATATGTTTGGAAGTTTTTATTCTCAATTTCTCCAAGTGATATTATAAAATTTGATTCTACTGAATATATTGTTGTACCTAATGATTGGGAGACATCTACTAATTCACAAATTCAAAGTGTTAGAGAAGCGGGAGATTCTGAAATAAATCTCAATCAAATAAAGGAAGTATATATTGAAAATGGTGGTGCTGGATATCAACCCAATTCAACTGTAACTGTCCCTATTCTAGGTGATGGTACTGGAGGTCAGGTATCCATTACAACTACATCTGGTATAATTACTAAAGCAGTAGTTACTTCTGGTGGATCTGGATATACTTATGGTATTGTAGATTTATCCACTTTCCAAGTAAGTGGATTTACCTCTGCTAAATTAGTTCCAATTATTCCTCCTTCAAGAGGTCATGGGTATGATATCTATAAAGAATTGGGAGCAGATAGAGTATTGATTTATTCTAGATTTGATGATTCAACAAAAGATTTTCCAACTTCTACAAAATTCTCACAAGTTGGTATTGTTAAGAATCCATCCACATATTCTTCCATAAATGCAATTTTTACTGGTAATCAGTATTCAGCATTAGGATCTATTAAATTTGATCCTTCTATATTTAATACCAGTCAAGCAAATGCACTTACAGGCACTGCTATAGGTAGTACTTTTACACAAACAAACCCAGCTACCAATGAAGTAGCACAAGGGTACGTATCATCTTATGATAAAGAAACAGGTGTTATGAAGTATAGTCAAGATAGATCATTATATTTTGGAAATAGACTCGATCAAACTGATTATACTGGAATTGCTACTTTTTCTAAATTTACACCTTTTCGTGGATCGGCAGATGGTCTTGTATTTTCTGATTCTTCAATAACAGGTAATAAAGGTATCCAAACTTCATTTAGTGGAGTAACAACAACTATAGATTCTACCAAACAAATAAATTTGGGAGTTGAATTTACCGATGGTCTTGCTGATCCAGAGATAAATAAAACAACTGGTGATGTCATATACATTGACAATCGAAAGTTGGTCACTAGAGATAGTAGACAAAAAGAAGACATTAAGATCATCCTGGAATTTTAAAGTAACATGGCACAGAAAACAGATTTAAATATAAGTCCTTATTATGATGATTTTGATCCTAGTAAGAATTTTTACAAGGTCTTATTTAAACCAGGATTTCCAGTTCAAGCTAGGGAATTAACAAATTTACAGTCTATCCTTCAAAATCAAGTAGAAGAATTTGGAACTCATATATTTAAAGAGGGATCCATAGTAATTCCTGGTGCACCTTCATATGATCAACATTTTAATTCAGTTAGACTAAATGCTAGTCAATTTGGTACAGATATTTCAGTTTATATTGATAGTTTTCTCAATAAAGTTATAGAAGGTCAAAGTTCTGGTGTAACTGGTACTATTGATAAAATAGTATTGCCAGATGGTGGGGATGTAAGAGATTTAACAATATACGTAAAATATCTCAATGCAGATAAAGATAATAGTACAAGAACTATTTTTCTTGATGGGGAATCTCTAATATGTTCTGAAAATATTGTATATGGAAATACTACAATTACTGCAGGAACTGCTTTTGCTACTCTAGTAAGTTCTAATGCAACCTCTATTGGATCTGCAGCACATGTAGAATCTGGTGTATATTTTATTAGGGGAACTTTTGTAGATGTACAAGCTCAAACAATAATATTAGACAATTATACAAATACTCCTTCATATAAAGTAGGATTTCAAATTAATGAAACTATAGTTGGAGCTAAGGAAGATGATTCTTTATATGATAATGCAAAAGGGTTTACTAATTATGCGGCACCAGGTGCTGATAGATTTAAAATTGATTTAGTTTTAACTAAAAAATTATTAACAGATAATAATGTTGCAAATTTCTTTGAAATATTAAGAATACAAGATGGTGATAGAAGGTTTATCATCGATAAAACCCGATACAATATTATTAGAGATTGGATTGCGGGAAGAACATATGATGAGTCTGGAAATTATTCAGTAGAACGTTTTAATATTGATCTTGAAAATTCTTTAAATAATAGATTGGGTAATAATGGTGTATTTTTTGCAGGACAAAATACAGAGCAAGGAGGAACACCTAGTGAAGATTTAATGTGCTACAAAGTTTCTGGTGGTAAAGCATATGTTAGAGGATATGATGTTAATCCAAATTCTATAACTATTCTTGATGCAGATAAACCAAGAGATGTTGAAAAAATTGACACTGCAAATTTACCTTTTGAAATGGGAAGTGTTTTGGTTGTTAATAATCTTGTTGGACAACCTCAATATAGAAAAGTAGTTGAATTATATGCTAAATTAAATACTGCTGCTCTTGGTACTAAGATAGGTGAAGCTAGAGTATATTCATGTACTCTAAAGAATTCTTCGTATGCTGGAGTTACAACTAAATGGAATCTTAGATTGTATGATGTACAAACATATACTAAGTTAACGATAAATCAGGCAGTAAGTAATACTGAAGTTGTTGTTAGTTCTTATATAAAAGGATTAAGTAGTGGTGCAAGTGGGTATTCGATACAACAGGGTGGTGCGAGTACTACTCTTTTGTTAAGACAAACTTCTGGTACTTTTATTAGAGGAGAAGCTATTAGTATTAATGGTAATACAGTATATCCAAGAACTATTACTCAAGTTGAAACTTATAATTCAAATGACATTTTAACGGTAAAACAAACTGCAGCAGCTCCTTATACTGAAGATTTTATTGCAAATGCATCCTTAGAAAGAAGGATAATACCAAACATTGATGAGGCAATTGCCAACGCTGCTACTATTACTGCGTATAGTCAACCTTTTACTGGAATCGAGGTTGATGATATTGTTATATTTAATAATCAAGACCAATCTGATCCCTTTTACAATAGAGTTACAGCTGTAAGTGCTGATAGTTTAACATTGACTGTAGCTGCTATTGGTAGTAATGTTGCTGGAGTTTATCATGGAGCTCTTACTAGTGGTCCAAAGAATGTTCAGTTACGATTGGGACAATCCACTTTCAAAGATAACCAAGGTGAGTTATTTGAAAAATTACCAAATCCTAATGTTGCGTCTATTGATTTTTCATCATCAGTTCTTCCCATTAGTGCACAAATAACTGGTGAGGGTGTAAGTGGTGCTAATGTTCTTGATACTTCTATTTTAAATGTAAAAGGTGGTGATAGTGTAGCAATTACAACTGCATTTTTTGAAGCATATGGTATACCAAGATATTCAGTTCATTATGGAAATCAAACTGCTGCCAATAGTATTGGAACTGTTACTAGTGATAACTTTGAACTGCAGGAAGGGGGATCAGAGGTTAAAATTTATGGTTTAACTGCTTCGGATTCAAATACTGTTGTTTCAATAACCGCAAAGAAACAGGGTATTAGGAGTAAAATAAAAAATTATGTTAAGAGTCAATTTGTAGATGTGGTTTTATCTAGACTTCCAGAATCAGGAAGTACTGAAGGTGACACTTTAAATGATAAATTATCATTTAATAATGTTGCTTATGGTTTGAGAGTTCAAGATGAAGAAATTTCTTTAAATGTTCCAGATGCAGTAAAAGTTTTAGCAGTCTATGAATCTATAGATGGAGCACAACCTACGTTGGATACTATTTCGTTTTCTGCAACTGCAAATGTTGGTACAAATGCTCTTCTTGGTGAAAATATAATAGGAGATCAATCTAAAGCTATAGCAAGAGTAGTTACTAATCAAGGATCCAGTCCTTCTACAGGTAATTCTAATAAATTGGGTATTGTATATTTAAATGAGAATAGATTTGTTAATTTTGAAAAAGTTAGATTTGAAGAATCAAATATTACAACTTTTATTGAAGGAATCAATAATTCAGATACTGAAGGAAGTTATAGTAATATTTCACAATCCTTCACTTTAGATCAAGGTCAAAGGGATCAATATTATGATTATTCTAGAATAGTTAGAAAATCTAGTGCATCTATTCCATCAAAAAGATTATTAGTCATTTATGATAGGTATGATGTATCTGCTAATGATACTGGAGACATATACAGTGTTAATAGTTATGATAAAAGGAACTATACTGATAATATTCCATTAATCGGAGAAAATAAAGTAAGAGCAACTGATGTATTAGATTTTAGACCAAGACCTACACCATTTACATCTACTACTGCATCTCCATTTGATTTTGCAGCAAGAACAACTAAATTTAATACAGAACCACAATTTTTAGTGGCACCTAATGAAAGTACTTTACTTGGATATGAATATTATCTAGGAAGAATTGATAAGATTTATTTGAGTGAATATGGAGTTTTGGAATTATTAAAAGGACAATCTTCAATAAATCCTAAACCTCCAGTAGCAATTAATAATTCTATGGAGTTAACTACAATTATTTTACCTCCATATCTTTATAATCCTGATGATGCTCAGATTATAATGACTGATAATAGAAGATATACTATGAGAGATATTGGTGTTCTTGAAGATAGAATTGAGCAACTTGAAACTGTCACAACTTTATCATTACTTGAGATTGCTACAGAATCATTAACAATTCAAGATGCCCAAGGAAATGATAGATTTAAGAGTGGATTCTTTGCAGATAACTTTAAAACTACTGATTTAATTAATAGTGATTTTTCACAAATTGAAGTTGACACTGTAAATGGAGAGATTAAACCAATTGTTGCTAAAAATAGTCTTCAAAATCAATTAATGCCAGCATCAAATATAGTTGATTCTGAATTAGATTTTGGTACTAATTTTGAATTGTTAGATTCTAATGTCCAAAAAACAGGAAGTATAGTTACATTAGCATATGAAGAGGTTGATTATTTAGAACAGGCCTTAGCTACTAGAGTTGAGAATATTAACCCATTCCATGTTATTTCTTATAATGGAACTATTGATTTAAGTCCAAGAGTAGATGCTTGGATAAGAACAATTAGATTACCAGAATCTATTACTAATGTAACATTAACAAATACAATAAGAAATCGTAGGGTAGGAGGTAATCAAAATAGAACTGAAACCAATGTTGAAACTACACAAGGTTCTGTTGTTAGTTTTGATTTAATACTTTCTGCTGGTGATGAGCAATGGATGAGATCTAGAAATACTGAATTTGATGTAAATGGAATAAGACCTTTCAATAGACATTATCAGTTCCTTGATGGAAATTCTGATGTAGATTTCATACCAAAATTACTTGAAATAACACCAGAAGTAAATGGTCAAATATACGGATCTACTGGAACATTTAAAGTTGGTGAAACTGTAAAAGGAATTAGTATGAATTCTGATTTAAATGCAGTTGAAACTATAATTGAGTTTAGAGTTGCACAATCCAATCATCAGTCAGGGTCATTTAATAATCCAGATAAAACTTACAACCTTAATCCATATTCACAAACGGAGGTAATACCTTCTGAATATACAACTTCATCTAAAGTATTGAATATTGATATAGTATCATTAACAAATGAAGCACAGGGATTATATAGTGGATATGTAACCATCGGATTACAACTAGTTGGTCAAGAAAGTGGAGCAATAGCCTATGTAAAAGATTTGAGATTAATTTCAAATGAATATGGTAAATTGCAAGGTAGTTTCTTTATAAAAGATCCACATACAGATCCAGTGCCTACAGTTAGAATTCCTACAGGAAGAAAAACTTATAGATTAACAAGTAGTAGTACCAATCAAACACCACTAAAAGGTTCTGCATTGGGATCTGCAGCACAAGCAACATATAGATCTTTTGGAACTTTAATAACAAGGCAAGTACAGACTACTAATACTACAATAGAAACTACTACTATTACAGAATTTGAGGCAGAACAAGATGATCCATTAGCACAATCATTTACCGTTGCTGGAAATATACAAGCACCTAATAGTCAAGGACCAGGAGATGATGAGCACGGTGTCTTTATAACATCTATAGATCTTTTCTTCGCAAGAAAAGATACTGGAAATCAACCAGTTCATGTTCAAATAAGAACAATGGAATTAGGTACTCCAACTATGACTGTTCTTGGTAGGACAGTAACTCTATTACCAGAAGATATTACAGTTAATTCAACAGCACAAGTAGCTACTAATGTTAAGTTCCATGAACCAATTTATTTGGCACCAGGTGCTGAATATGCAGTTGTTCTTCTCGCACCAACAAGTGATCAGTTTGAGATGTGGATTGCTAGAATGGGAGAAACAACTATAAATACACAATCTCTTCCTGATGCATCGGCTGTATCTTATACTCAACAATGGGCCATTGGTAGTTTATTCCTATCTCAAAACGGTTCTATATGGACTCCAAGCCAGAGAGAAGATTTAAAGTTTAAATTATACAGAGCTAAATTTACTTCTAATTCTGGAAGTGTTTTCTTTACCAATCCCACATTAAATGTAAGTAATGGTTATGTTTCTAGATTGGAAAATAATCCTATTATAACTTTACCAAAAACAGGTTATGTTGGTATAACTACCATAGGATCTGGAGGAGTTGGAATTAGCACACTTACAAGTGGAAGAAAATTAGTTGGTTCAACTAATGACGGTGTAAGTGCAGTGGTTGTAGGCACGGGTGCTTCTGCATATGCTGTTACAAAAACAACTTCTGGATTAAATTATAAGGCTTCTTCTGCAGTAGAAACTTATAATATTACTGGACAAGGTGAAGGATTAAAACTTGATATTACTGTTAGTGGTACTGATAATGCTATTAATACGATTGCTATTAATGGTGGTGGTGGAGAAGGTTATAAGACTGGTGATGTTGTTGGTATTGCAACAACCAGTGCAGGAAATCAAGGAAGAGGTGCTGAAATTAGTATTACCGATATTAATAGTAATGTTAATAGATTATATCTTTCAAATATACAAGGACAAAATGCAACAGGATCTTTCCCTGCTGGTGGAGTTATAAGATATTCACATCCAACTGAAGGTATAAAAACTATTTTGGCTGGAGGCCCTGTATTTGATGCTGATGGTCTCCAATTAGATGGTACACCATATGATGGAAAACATTTCCTTGTTAATCAGTTTGATCATGCAATGCATTCTTCTAATAATAAAGTTGAATTAAGTGATATTCAATCTAATACATTACCATCTTTATTGTCAGCAGATATAAGTTCTGATGAAATTGCATCTATCAGTGTTGCTTCTACTTCTGTGTTTAGTACATTTGAAGGGATTCCTGTAGGAGTTGGAAGTACTGGTTATGTTAAAGTAGATGAGGAAATTATTGGATATAAATCCATGACTCCTAATGGATCTGGTGGAGGAACATTAGATGACATTACTAGAGCCGTAGATGGTACACAACAATTACCACATTTTACTCCTTCATCAGTTCACAAATATGAATTAAATGGAGTATCTCTTAGAAGAATAAATACTCAACATCAACTTGCAAATCTTCCTATAGATCTTGATTCCTATTATGTTGGATATGCTGTGACTATGGGTAAAAATAGAACTACTGATGGATCTGGTATATCAGAATTATCATTTAATGAAGAAGGATTTGCTGGAGGTTCTTTAGCAAAAGCAACTAGAAATATTCAATTTGATTCTATAACTCCTAATTTCAGAATAATTACACCATCTACACTTACTGAAGCTACAGCGTCTATAAGAACTGTTACTGGAACTAGTGTCGGTGGAAATGAAATTTCTTTTGAGGATAAAGGTTTTGAAAATGTACAGTTAAATACATTGAATCAGTTAACCACACCTAGATTGGTATGCTCTAAAGTAAATGCAGATGCATACTTAACAACACTTGAAAGAAATAAGGGATTTATTACAGCATTACGATTCACATCAGATAATGAATACATATCCCCTGTTGTTCTTACTGATTCATCATTCTCTGAATTTGGAACTAATAGAATGAATAATCCAGTTACAGACTATTCTAATTCTGCTGATACAAGATCTTGGAGATATGATAAGCATAGAGCAATATATGTTTCTCAACAAGTCAATTTAGATAAACCTGCTGATGGACTAAAAGTTTTTGTAGCTGGTTATAGAGATGAGACTGCAGATTTTAGAGTTCTTTATTCATTAATTAGACCAGATTCTAGTGGAGTTTCTCAAGAATTTGAATTCTTCCCAGGATATGATAATTTAGATGATACTACTGGTGATGGATTTGGTAATGTTGTAAGAGATCCTGCTAAAAATGATGGACTACCTGATTCAAAAGTTGATGCAAGTTTAGATAATGAATTTAGAGATTATCAATTTACTGCTGATGGTTTGGGTGATTTTGTAGGTTATACTATTAAGATAGTAATATCTGGTACTAATCAAGCAAAACCAGTAAGAATCAAAGATATTAGAACAATTGCTGTAAAATGATAAAGGTTGAAGGTTATTCTAATTTATATCGTGATGAAAAATCTGGTGCTATTGTGAATAGCAATGATTCTGATTATAATAAAAGATTGATGCATATAAAACAAAATAGAATTCAAAAAAATCAATTAGATCAAATGAGATCTGATATTGATGAACTGAAAGATTTGATGAAAGCATTGTTAGAAAAGACCACTAGTTAAAACAAACATAAATAAGAATATAGAGATTCTGTGAGAATGAATACATGGCTGCCATATATGTCAGTAACCTGGTAATTAATACGGGAAGTACATTTTCTCAAACTTTTACTTTGGAATCCAGTATGGATGATTCTGCATTCAATTTAACTGGATATACCCCTACTGCTCAAATAAGAAAATGGGCTGGGAGCACAACAGCAACAGATTTTACTTGTCAGGTTCCAGCACCTGCTACTCAAGGGAAAATTTTAATAAGTTTAACAGCTACTCAAACTGCTGCATTAAACCCTGGTAGGCATGTTTATGATATTAGAGTTACTACTGCTGGTGGTAATGTTGAGACTGTTGTTGAAGGATCGGTACTTGTACGGGAAGGGGTAACTAGATAATGCCAGATATAAAAGTTAGAGTTGGTCAAACAAACGCAGTAAAAGTAGTTGCAAGTGCTTTTGGTGGATCACTGACTGCAGAAAATGCACAAAATGCTATCAACGTTATTGGTGGTATTGCATCAGTAACTCAGTTATATAATTCAGGTATTACTACTTTTCTTAGCAATCTTTATGTTGCTGGAATTACAACATTAGCGGCTAATGGTGGAATTACAACCACTGGGGGCGATTTTTATGTTGGTGGAGATTTATATATTAATGATGATGTAGTACTTGATGAATTTACTGCAAGAAATGCAAATGTTACTGGCATTGCTACTGTCGGAACATTAGGTGTTGCTGGTCTTACAACAACAAAAGATTTACTTGTCACTGGTATAGCTACCATAGGTGGGGCTACTATTACTGCTGGTGCATTTGAAAATCTAAAAGTAACTGGTATTTCCACTTTAAGTGGTTCGGTACAATTAGGGTCTAACCTATCTGTTAGCGGAAGAATTGTTGGTGCTGCAACAAGTAATGTAATACCATTTTTATACAGCAATTTTAGCGATTTACCATCAGCTAGTACATACCATGGTGCATTTGCACATGTTCATGCAGTAGGAAAGGGGTATTTTGCACATTCTAATAATTGGTATGAATTAGTTAATAAAGAGTTAAATGGAACTATTGGGGTTGGAACTGAAAGATATAATATTGGCCCAACAAATGCAACAACTTTAAATATTTCTGGTATATCAACATTTGCTGGTCATGTTGGATTAAGCACAGGTTTAACAGTTGTTGGTGTTTCTACATTCACTGGTGCAATAGATGCCAATGGTCAGATCATTGCTGCAGAAACCAGTAACCAAATACCTTTTGCCTATACTAACTATAGTAATTTACCTGTAGACCCAGATAATGGTTTATTTGCACAAGTAACTGAGCGTGGAAAGGCATTTTATGCCCATAATAGTAATTGGTATGAGTTGGTTAATAAACAGGTAAATGGAACTATTGGAGTTGGAACTGAAAGATATAATATTGGCCCAACAAATGTAACAACTTTAAATGTTTCTGGTATTGCTACATTTGCAAGTGATGTTTCTATTGGAGGGACGTTAACTTATGAAGATGTAACTAATATTGATTCAGTTGGACTTATAACCGCTAGAAGCGGTGTAAGAATAACTAATGGTGGATTAGTTGTAACTGCTGGTGTTTCCACCTTTGGTGGCATTTTAACAACAACTAGTGATGTGTATGTCGGTGGTGATCTATATATTTCTGATGACATAACATTAAATGAATTTACTGCGGTAAATGGAAACATTACAGGAATTTTAACTGCTGCTACTGCTAATGTTACTGGAACGTTAACTGCAGGACTCATAGATGGAGGCTCATTCTAATGGCAAAACCAAGTACCAAACAAGGATTAATAGATTACTGTAAGAGACAACTTGGTGCTCCAGTATTAGAAATTAATGTTGCTGATGATCAAATAGATGATTTGGTTGATGATGCAATTCAGGTATTCAATGAACGTCATTATGACGGTGTTGAAAGAATGTATCTTAAACATAAGATAACTGCGGATGATATTGCTAGAGGAAGAGCAAAAAATACAGACGGTGTAGGTATTGTGAATACTTCTGCAGAATCAACACCTGTTAGTGGTATTGGTACAATTACTTCAGAATGGTATGAAACATCTAATTTTTTACAAGTTCCAGATTCTGTAGTTGGTGTTGAAAAAATATTTAAATTTGATACTAGTACCATATCAGGTGGTATGTTTAGTATAAAATATCAGTTATTTTTAAATGACTTATATCAATTCAATTCAGTTGATTTGCTTCAATATTCAATGACTAAAAGTTATTTGGAATCTATTGATTTTCTTTTAACAACAGATAAGCAAATAAGATTTAATAAAAGACAAGATAGATTATATTTGGATATTGACTGGGGAGCAGAAGAAGCTGGTAGTTGGTTAATTCTTGATTGTTATAGGGCATTAGATCCTGCAACATTTACTCAAGTATATAATGATATTTTTGTTAAAAGATATCTAACCGCATTAATCAAAAGACAATGGGGTCAAAATTTAATTAAGTTTAGAGGTGTTAAACTTCCTGGTGGAATTGAACTTAATGGTAGAGAAATTTTTGAAGATGGTCAACGTGAAATTGATTATCTTCGTGAAAGAATGATGATTGAATATGAAGTACCTCCTTTGGATATGGTAGGTTAATAATTATGGCATTAAATCCCTTTTTTTTACAAGGTTCACCAAATGAGCAAAGATTGATTCAAGATTTACTCAATGAGCAATTAACAATTTATGGTGTAGAAGTAACTTATATACCTAGAAAAATTATTAATAAGGATAGTATTTTTACAGAAGTAGAAGCTTCTACTTTTGATGATAATTTTTCTATAGAAGCATATGTCAATACATATGAAGGATATGATGGTGCTGGAGATATAATGACTAAATTTGGTGTTAGTTTAAAGGATGAATTGACATTAACAATATCAAAAGAAAGATTTGAAGATTTTATTGCTTCTTATATGATATCAATGCCAGATGGTCAGATTGAAGTTGGTACTCGACCACAAGAAGGTGATTTAGTATATTTTCCTCTGGGTCAAAGATTATTTGAAATAAAATTTGTAGAACACGAAAAACCTTTTTATCAATTAGGTAAAAATTATGTTTACCAATTACAGTGTGAATTATTTGAATATGAGGATGAGATTATTGATACTAGTATTGCTGAGATTGACGAAACTATTGAAGATATTGGATTTATTACAAATTTAACTTTATATTCTTCTGGAAATACTGCAACTGGAACCGCTACTACTTCTACTGGATATGTAAGAAATATCTTATTAAATCAGGATGGTTATGAATATGATGTAGTTCCAAATGTTTCCATATCAAACGCTCCTGTTGGAGGAACTAATGCAACAGCAGTAGCAATAACTACTTCTATTAATAATGTTTATTCAGTAAAAGAAATACTATTAACCAATGCTGGTGCTGGTTATACTATTGCACCAACTGTTACTATAGTAAGTGCAGCAACAACTGCAACGAATGGAGTTACAACTTATCATGGAGTTGGAGCTGCAGCGACTGCATCTTTAGTTACAAGTGGTGTTGGTATTAAAAGTCTTGGAATTACTACATCAGGTACTACTTATACATCTACTCCTGTCATAACAATAGCAGGTGCTACTGGTGTAGGAACTGCGAGTGCTAGAGCAATAGTTAGTGCTGGTGGTACAGTTACAAATGCATATATTATTGATGCTGGTATTGGTTATACAACAGCATCTGTTACCTTTGGTGCACCTGGTTCTGCTGGAATTGGTACATATCAATTTAATGAAGTTGTAGTTGGGGCAAGTTCTAGTACAACGGGAAGAGTTAAGAACTGGGATAAAGATACTATGGTACTTCAAGTTGGTAATGCAGATGGTGTATTTTATGAAGGTGAAACCATTGTTGGATCTGATTCTGCTGCCTCATATACTATTGGTGATGTGCCAGAGGGTGATAATTTAACTAAATATGATCAGAACAGCGAAATTGAGTTTGAAGCAGACTCCATTCTAGACTTTAGTGAATCAAATCCATTTGGGCAAGTATAATGCTAGGAACATATTTTTACCACGAAATTATTAGAAAGACTATTATATCTTTCGGTACAATATTCAACGGTATATCAATTAAACATGAAAAAAGTGATGGTGAAGAATTTAGTGAAATGAGAGTTCCATTATCTTATGGGCCTGCTCAAAAATTTCTTGCTAGGTTAGAACAGCAACCAGAATTAAATAAACCAATTCAAATAACACTTCCTAGAATGTCATTTGAAATGAATAATATTTCATACGACTCTACA